ATTCTCTGGAAACCGGGCTGCGCTTCGACCGGCATTTGCACAACGGCGATCCGTTGACGGCGGCGACGAAACTCGTACCGGCCGGAAGGCCGCGCGGGCAAGGCCCCTTCACCTTCGAGCAGTCGTGCCAAGATGCGCTTTGCATGAAGGACTACCACAAGATCGCGGAATGGCCCGTTGAGCGCATCGCGTGGGCGCTGGAGAACTACAACGGCTGGGGCTACCGCCGCTATCGCAAGATCCTCAGCCCGTATCTGTGGAGCGGATCGAACCACTACCGCGCTGGCAAGTACGTGGCGGATGGCAAATGGAGTGCCACCGCGGTCAGTTCGCAGTCGGGCGCGATGCCGCTGCTGAAGTGCATCATGGACCAGTGCCCGGACGTGCTGGTCAAGTCGATGTTTGACGCCGCGCCAGATCCCGAGATGCCGAGTCCGGCGAGCAACGCCAGCGCGAACGAAGGCATGAGCGAGGGGCAGAAAACCGGAATTGCAGTCGGCTCCATCGCAGGAGCGGGAGTCCTCGCCCCCGAGGCCATTAACCAGCTTGCCCCGCTCACCTCAAACCTCGTCGCCGTAAAGGGCAACGGCCAGCAGCTTTTAAGCGGTGTTGATATTGCGGTGTGGAGCGTTCCTGTGATCCTCGGAATTGCGCTCGTGTGCTATATTGTGTGGGCAAACAAGAAATGAGGGGACCATGCGCAAAGAAAGATGTTCTGATTGCTATTTTTGGGATTTTTTTGCCGATGACATCCCGGAACACATGGGCACGTGTTATCGCTACCCGCCAACAATTCCGTATGAGGAAGAAAAAGAAGACGATAAGCCTGGATCGACCAGCCCGATGAGTGGTGAATGGACTGGACCAAATACGCGAGGAACGCACTGGTGCGGAGAGTTCAAGCCAAAATAGGCGGATCATGAAATCCCTCGGCTTCCAGCTTGGCGCTGTCCTTGCCTGCGTTACCGCAGCGATAGGATGGCTCAAACTGCATGACTACAAGACTGTTCAGAAGGAGCGTGCGCGCGTCGAGCAAAAGAGCAACGAGAATGCCGCCAAAGCTAACGCTGCCCGCCGTGCTGCTGACAAGCTGCCTCCTGACCGCTTGCGGGACCGCCACTGTCGCGACTGTTGATAGCGCCTGTCGGTCATTCCAGCCGATCTCGATGTCAAAGCGCGACACGGACGAGACCAAGCGCCAGATCATCGGCCACAACAGAGCCTATGACGCCATCTGCCCCGGCCAAGGAGCGCCCCCGCAGAAGGTGGCGAGCAATGGCTGATGTCATCCCTGACCGAATACCTGCTTGGCCAGATAGCGCAAGCGACGCAATTGCTGCAATCCGGGCAGCGCGAGACGAACGACAAGCTCGACAAGTTAGCGGAGAAGCTGGACGACCGGCTGACGGACCTCGAACAGCAGTACGACGAGAAACGTCAATGGGAACAGCGCCTTGTCTGGATGGCGATCGCGCTGTTTATGGCCGTGTTCATGAACTGGTCCCCGGAAAAAATGGGGGAGGTTCTGGCGTCAGCGTTGCGGGGGCTGAAATGAGCCGGCCGCCGCAACGTCTGGGCCGTGTGGCCATCTGCTATGCAATCCTGATCACGTCCACGCTGATCTCGCTATTCGGCCTCGGCCAAGTCATCCTGTGGACGATAGCCAAGCTCGCGGCTTAGCCGTGTCGCCCTGTCAGTGTGGTGGCACTGGTAGCGGCCTCGTTCCTTCTGTCATAGCCACTCGAAGTTAGGATCATCGCGGCGATAGGTTGCCAGCCACTTCTTCACGGCTCTCTGAAAGGCTGCGTCGTTGCGCTCTGATATCGTCGCGCCTCGCGTACCGCCGCCATAGCAAATCTGCGTGCCGAGCGTGCCGGACCTCTTAGCGCTCCCGAAATCGCAGTACACATACCCACCGCCCGGCCTTGAAAAAGTCCATTCCTGGCCGTTGGGGAGCAGCGCAGTCATTGAGCCACTGTTCTCAAAGCGCCATGTGATCCGCTTAGCTTTGCTGCGGTTCGGATGGTTCGTCATGGTCTTGTCTCCGCCCCTGAGTGACCGCGAGGCGCCGGTTGATGATTGAACCCTACTTGACTCAACCTGATTTGTCAACCAAGGTTCTGCGCCCGGTTGACAAAATAGTTTGGCAAGGCTATCGTGAAATCATCGAAACTGAAGCAGAAGGGGAGCACGAACTGGGTGCTCGGCTACGCAAGGGTAAGCACGCGGGACCAGAACCTAGCGCTTCAGATCGAGGCGCTGGAGCGGTTCGGCTGCAACCATATCTTTCAAGAGAAGCTGAGCGCCACGAGCAAAAAGCGTCCCGAGCTTGCAAGGTTGTGGAAGGAACTGCGCCCCGGCGATACGCTCGCGGTGTGGAAGCTGGATCGGCTCGCGCGCAACGCCCGCGAAATGCTCAACCGGATGCACGAACTAGGTGACCGTGGCGTGCGGTTCGTGTCGCTCACGGAAGCAATCGACACGTCAACAGCGGCCGGAAAACTGATGCTTTCTGTTCTCGCCGCCATGGCTCAATTCGAGCGCGATCTAACGAGCGAGCGCACGGCGGCAGGCATTCGGCGCATACAGGGCACGGGCAAGGCGCACGACGCATGGACCAAGAAATTCGACCGGGACAAGATGCGCAAGGCGCTGTTGTCTGGCGAGACTGCGGAGGATTTCGCGAAGCGCCATGGCGTGAGTAGGTCGGCCGTGTACAAGGCGATGGATAACGACTTGCGGCGTCGCCTCGCGGCGTTAGCGAAGAAGATACCGAACCGGCGCGGCCGAAAGCTGAAGCGCCAAAACTGAGGAGCACCGACAATGCCAATACTTGATGCCGTTATAAGTGCATCGCTCATTGCACTGGTCATCACCAACGTGGCTATGTGGTGGGAAGTAAAACGAATTTCCAAGAGGATGGAAAAGACATGAGACTGTTTCGCTTCAAATGCTTCACGTCATGGTGCAGCCCAACACGGCGATGCTGGGTTTGCCAGGGCAAGACGAAACCTATTTTCAACTGACGAGCCGACCGATGGGATGGCCGACCGACGCAGACATCGAACGTGAGAGAATAGCAAAAGCAGAGCGCGAGATTGCCCAGATGGAACGCACATGCACGTGTCATCCTGACGAGGCGGTCACTCCATGCGCGCGCAAGTACGCCTCTCGCGATTGCAGATTGTCGGACGTGGCGCGGCGCATTCGTTACGCGGCCGACATGGTTGGCGACGACGAACTTCCGATGCAGCTTCACGCTCTGGCGCGTGAGATTGAAACGATTGTGGACTAAGGAGCGGGCGATGTGCGATTGCGGAGACGGACCGACGACATACCGCGAAACGAAGCCTGTAGCGCGGCGTGAGCACACGTGCTGCGAGTGTCGCGGCGTGATCCATTCAGGCGAGGCTTACCATTCGCTGTGGGGCGTATGGGACGGCGAGGCCAAGACGTTCAAGACGTGCGCCGACTGTTCGTACTTTGCGGCGGAGATGCGTGACGAGTACGATTGCTTTTGTCCGCATCTCGGCAACCTGTTCGTCGATGCGATCGACTATGTGAGCGATAGCGGCGACGATGCGCTGATAGCCGAATGCCGGTCGCGGATTGCAGCGATCAAGTCGAAGCGACGCCGCCAAGTTGCGGTATAGGAACGGGGAGCATCCCGCCGTGGACTACAAGAAAATGAAAGCCAACAGTATGGCGAAGGGCATAATCTTTGAACAGCGGAAGCGCATTGCGGAGCTGGAAGCCACGATGATCCGCATTGCGGCACTGGCTTACAGCTACAATGCCGAGACGCCAGACAAGCGATTTGTCGAGTTGGGTGAAGCCGCTCGCGTTGCGGCTGGTGAAGCCAAATACTGATTCAACCAAAGAGTGTCGGGCATGAGCACCTGCGATCACATCTGCCGCGAGTGCGGTCAGGTCATGAACTGCCAGCACTGCAAGCCGTACCAGCTACCAGTGGACCGTGTGCGCATCTCAGAGCTTGAGGCTGAAGTCCGCGCGCTGCTCCACACGATACTGACGATCTCAGAGAACGGCAACGACTTGGCGCAAACCGTTGTCGAGAGCTATGCGCGCAATGGGCGAGACTTGTTCGCCGAACGCCGCGAACTTCGCAATAAGCAATAGCCGAGCAAGGATGATCTGGTCCAACGAACCGCAGGAGCACTACGACAGATCGTAAATTATCTAGGTAAATCTGGTGGGAGGTGAGGGGATCGAACCCCCGACATCTTCGGTGTGCCGTTTTGTTGGACAATACGTTGGCAAGCCCCCGGCGAGTTAACCGTAAGCAGTTGAATTTGTTGGTCGGAGCGGCGAGATTCGAACTCGCGACCCCTTGCTCCCGAAGCAACCGAGTCTGCCGCTGAACCGCGTATTTACGGGCGTTCTGAAGCACTTGACGCCAACGGAACGCGGTCAGATTCGGCTCAATCGTTGGCAATCGTTGGCCGGCGGCGCGCTCCAGCCCGGCTCATGTGGTCCGGGTGATGGTGCCCATAGACCCTATCAAACATCTCGACGGACATGCCGACGAACCCAGCCGCCTCGGCAATCGGAACGCCGCGGTGCATCAGCCAGGTGCAGCACGTGTGCCGCAGCGTGTGCGGGGTCACGTCGGCATCCAGCCCGGCTCGAGATCGAGCGCTGGCCCAACTGGTCTTGATCGACCTAGACGGCTCCCCGTGCAGGTGGCATACGTCGGCCCAGCCCCTAGCGAGGTCGCTGGCGGCCCATCTGCGAAGGTGAGGCGTCAGGCCGTCTGGAATGCGACAGGGCGTCCTGCGCTTCGCTGTGGCTTCCTCAGCCCGTCCCATGCGGTACATCACGCCTGCCTCCAGATCGAAGTAGCCGGTGGTCAGGCTTGGCGTCCATTTCAGTCGGGCAATCGCATCCTTTCGAGTGCCAGTGTAAAGCCCGATCAGAATAAACCGGGCAAGCCGTCTATGCCGGCGGGCGGCCCATAGCAGGCGAGCCGCTTCCGATCGGGTCAACCACCGGTCCCGCGGCTCTCCCTTGGCTGGCATAGTGAGGCTCGGCACGGCGGATAGCGGCCCATATTCCCGGTGATAGTAGTTGATGGCGGCCCGGAGTGTCTTGAGGTCGTGACGGGCGGTCTGGTCGCTCACGCCGCGCTTGCAGCGCCATTCGACGTACTCGCGGCAGGTCTGGCCGCGGATCTCCGCCAGTGTCTTAGAGCCCCACCAGTCGATCACTGGCGTCGAGGTGTGCAGCAGGAACTCAGGGTTTCGGACGTGCGGCGCGTGTTCCTTAAGATAGACCGTCATCACGTCGGCAATCAGGATGCGGTCTAGGGCGCTCTCGCGTGTGGGTGGCGTGTACTTTTCCGCGATGTACCGGCCAAGCGCTCTTTCAGCGCCAGCGCGGTCGCCTTCGCCGCAGCCTGTGCTGTGCTGCTTGCCTCCGTCGAGAATGAGCCATGTTGGCTCCCGGCCGCCGCGTTTGAGCAGCCAAAGCCGAGGTCCTTTCGCGCGGCGCGGCATCGGGTCAGCATCTCCCCCAGGTCCGATTCCGTGACGAAATCTTTGCCTGCTATGCGAGTGAGATGCAACCTGCCGTGTCTGGCCTCTGTGCGCAACGCGCGTGGCTTGATCTTTCCGCCGAGCTTGGCTGAGGCTTCCTGAAGGGTAAGTAAGCGCGGAAGATCACTCATGAGTGCAGCAGCCTCGTCTGGTATGTCGGTCATGTCCCCCTCGCCATCTTCCACCCGCGCTGAAGGGCAATGCGAACGTGAGTTGTGAACTGTTTCTCTGCGTGGCCAAGCAACGACCAAGCCGCCATGATGCAGAAGAACTTGCCGGCGAAATGCCACCACGGCTGCACCGCGCTCGATGCCAGGTGCTCTGTCATCAGGAGCGCACCGCCGACTGATGCTCTGACGCTGGCTGTTGCCCACGTCTCAGCGCTCGGCCAGAACCTTGATGCTCGCTCGCGCAAGCGCCATGACCGGCAGCGCTCGACTGCTACAATCCTTCCGCCGCTTGCCTCGCCATGCAGAGCAACCGCATAGCCACACGTGAACCGAGCGACATCAAACGTCGGCGCCTCACTGTCGATCTCGTATGTCGTGCACCCGCATGTGGGACAGGTGGTCATCGCCAGCCCCGCTTTTGCTTGAACCGCTTCGGAACGAATGCCTTGGCCGCCATCTTCCGCCCGTGACTCGCTTGCGCGTGATCGTCGGATGTCTTTTCCTTGTGGCACCACGAACAAGCTGGGGCGAGGTTTGCATCATCGTCCGTGCCGCCGTTCTCAAGTGCCGTGATGTGCTCAATCTCGTAGTCATCGGCCGGGCCGAGCTTGCGCTTGCAGATGTGGCATTTTCCGCCGCACGCCTGGAATATCCGCAGGGCTCTTTGCGGCGTCATGCTCCCGCGCTTCTCGTGGACGAAGGATGAGCCAGTCATTTCACCGCCTCCAGAGCGCGCAGAATACGTTCTCCAGCTTCTTCGCTCTCGACGTAGTCGAGCGGTATATCTTCCTGCGCCCCCACTTCCAGAACCCCAGATTTGAAACGGCGTATGTCTGGCATCGTCATATCTGGGATGCCTATGTGAATGTTGTACCCGTTCCAGGCAAACGAACGCACCCCGCGGACATGCGGCCGTACCAATGATCCGTCTGAACGCTGATGGCCGGCGACGTAGTGGAAAACCCGCTTTGTCCTACCGTTCTCGTTTACGGTGATGTCACGGTCTTTGAAGAAATAAGGTGTCCTCTTTGCCGCGATGTTGAAAACGGCACGGGGGCCGTTGTTCTTAGATGCACGGATTTGAAATCCTATCCGCATGCGCGGCGCAACGGACGCAAGAAGGCAGAAGCACGTCTGCGCCATTGTTTCCACGTCGCAATCATTTTCCCGCGCCAGCGTCCGAAGATGGTCTGAGATGTCCCATTGCCGCACAGGAATTGAGTAGTTTCTGTGATGCCACGGCCCCGTCTTTGAACGCATCTGTTTGCGTGACTCCAACAGTTCGCGCAACAGCCTGACGGACCCGTCAGGGCGAACTGATACGTGATACCGCACAGGAAGGCTGAAGTTCGGGTCATCTTGCGGAGAATAAAAAAGAACCATCCGAAACGTAGTCGCGCCTGGGTATGTATCGTGGGCGACAAATGGTGACTTTTCGATCTTTTGAAGGTAGCCCATTTTTGCAAACACACGTCCGTCATCCTTGCTCTTGTCCTTCCCAAGCATGACGCACGAAAAGGAAGGGATCGAGGTAACGTCAACGTCGTTGAGTGTAGACGCCAACAGCGTCGAAGGTGGCAACAGTGTGCCCCCGAGTTTTGAGTAAAGAGCAAATGCATCTGGGTCTGACGATGCCATTTTCTTTACATGCTTCATGTAGTCAGGGAGCTGGTCAAGAACGTCGTGCCTGAAGTAGAAAACTCCGGTGTTCTCCACCGAATCAAACGGTTCATTGTGTCCAATGCCAACCGGCCGAATGTTTACAAGGCGAGTTCTGAAAGTGCCTGTCATGTCGCCCTCGTTAGCTTGCTCTCGTTGCGGTTCATGCTTTTACTGTTTTCGCCTGCGATAATCCGAGCGCCTTGTTCAGTTCGTCTATTGGCGGCGACTCAGGAGCCTTTTCAACTCTGGCTGCCCTTTTGGTAAAAATGGCTTAATATCTGGCCAGTGCTCCATCAGGCGCTCCGTGCTTCGGAATGACCAAAGCTTGGCTCGTAATATATTTCGGGCGGACTCACGCTCCATGTTGAGTTTCATAGATTGAGCAATGAGTTCCCTGTATCGCACTTCTAACGGGTGGCCCGCTTCATAAGTTTTATCACGATTTGGCACAGGCCGCTGTTTTGACATTTGCAGAGTAGCGCGTTCTTTGCCAAATAAAACGTGCAGATTCCTTCCTTTATACAACCATCCATCTGGCACTTTTGCCATTAGCTTGCGTTCTGCAGTGGTATACATATCATTATACACATCATCAGCAAGATAAGCCCATTTTTTGTGCATAAGTTCAATGTCGTTGTTGAACCGATACTTCATGACGGATGTCATGATGCTCTTGCGCATATCGTTAGTGAGTTTAATCACAGCGGAACCTCCGCGTGCTCTATGTGCTTGCGCCGCTCAATAATCGGCGGCATGATCTGCGCTACCTTCAAGTCTGTTTCAGCCTCAATGACCTCTGCCACCGCGTCGAACAATGCGCAGGCTGCAAGGTGCGGAAGCTCGTCGAACGAAATCGATTTCGATCGTATAACGTAGAACATAGCACCTTTTTGATGCGTGAAATAATGTTCATCCGTTAAAGCCGCGGTGATCAGGGCGGCAGCAATGGCCGAAATAGCTTCGTCTTTTTTCATTGGCGCGAGATCTATGCTTGTTATGATGGCGTGACCGGCTCGCGCTTGAAGCCATTTCCGCAACCGTTCCTCAGTGATTGGCTGGAAGCGGTGATCCTCCGGCCAATGCGAGAATGCAGCTTTGATCATTGCAAAGTAACGGCGGTGCTGCGGGACAGAGCGCGGCTTGCCTTTCGGCTTCTGCTCAAGTTCGCAGCCGCAGTGAGGGCAATTGCTCATATCTCCGCCTCCTTCTTGGGGCCAGCACCCCGCCCAATGCTGGCCCCTATGCTCCCGCCTGCACTCGTTAAAACCGCTCTGCGTATCCGTTCACGGTCGCCAATGCGAAGCCGACCTTTCATCAGCACAGCGATGTCTTCCCAGCCTTTGCCGCTGCTGACGTGAATCGCAATCACAGCGTCCTCTAGGTCATCATCAAGCGGTGAAGCTGGCACCGGCATCTTTCGTCACTCCGCTGCAATGGGCGCTTTTACTGAATTGCAGACATTCGCCGGACGGTCATTTTAGCCCATGCGGCGACTAGCTTTCTGCGCAACCGTTGGGCGTTGCGCTCGTACCTATCTGCGATTTCGTGATAGTCCTCAGCGCGAAACGCTTGAGCCTCTCGCTCTAGCCGCATGGCGCGATGTAGGAGTTCGTCAGCTCGCTTCCGCAAACGCGTCATGTCCGCTTTTCCATCTTTCCTTCCGCTCACTCCGCTGCAATGGGAGTGGAGGCGATCATGTCCAGCGCTGATGCTCTGCCGTCCTCGTCCATGCGCATAATCTGCGCCTTGTACTTGTCGTGCACGTCGGCTGGTGGAATAGCCTGCAGGTCGCGCTCAATCTCGCGCAGCACTGCATCCTGATCGAATGCACCTGCCAGCGTCTCACGCTTTGCCTGCAGGTCATCGTTCACAATCTCAGCCCACCGCGAATACATGGTCGCTATGTCGGCTTCATAGGTCGCTTCGATGCGATCCAGATCGTCGGCGGTTGTCGCTTTGGCAATCTCAAACCGAATGGCGTTGAACCGTTCCGTCGTGCCGTCACGCTTGCATTCTGCCGACGACTTCCGCCGCGGCTGAATGTCGATGTCTTCCGCTTCCTCGCTGAGATACAGGCCAGCCAGAACGTCGGCCGCGCCGTCACGCGCCGCAAACCCCCGAGCCCGCATCTGAAGCATGCGATCCGGGTGTTGCTTCCACGGCCCCACCTTGCCCCACAGACCGGCAGTCTTGGCGTCGGCCACCGTGAACCGCCGCGTGATTTTCTCGCCGTCTGGCCGCGTCACGGTGCACGTAGCGCCGCGCTCGTCATCATCGCCAGACACTGACTCTTGGATGCGGAAACCACGCGACAGAAGCAAAGCTGGGATCGCGTCCCCCCAGATTGTCGGCCGCCCGTTCACAACTGCAATTCGTTGAACCGCTTGCATAGGTGGCAATCCGATCTCTGCGCCGTGCATAATGGCAATGGTGATCTGTTCGGCCGTGCGCATCGTGCTCGGAGCAAGACCGCTCTTGGCAATGGCGTTTGCCAGCCGAAACACTTCCTCGACGTTCTGCGGTATGATTGCCGTAACGCGGCCACCGGCGCGCAATGGCACCACTGCGTTGCTCTCGCTCATTCCACGCCCTCCTTGAACCCGTTTCGCTTACTGACGATCATCGTGGACTGCTCAGCAATCGACGTGACCCAATCGTCTATCTTCTGTGTGTCGCCGGATTTCAGACGCCACATATGCAGCGTCAGAACCCGGAGCTTCTGTTCCTCGGTTTCCAGCGTGGCGAGCCATTCCCCGACGCCGACGATGGCTTGCATTTCAGCGTCAGGCTTCAACGCTACGTCGGCCTCAAATTCAGGGCGGCGAGCGCCACCAAGAAATCGCGGGAACTTCAGCACACCCATCACGGCCACCTTTCGATTGCTGCTTTGATCAGTGGTTCGCAGATCAGGATCACTGCCCCGATCACAATCAGCAAAGCCCCGACATCAGAAACAAACCTCATTGACACCACCCCCTCTGATCACATTTGATCGGATGCCCTCTTGGCTCTGCCGGTGATGCGCAGACGACGATCAACAGCACGAACCAACCGACAAGAATCCCGCCCGCTATCGCCCCAGCACGGTCCATCGCCCACCTGCCCCACGCTTCAACATCTCGGCACGCTGCAGCATCGCTTTGTGCTCGGGGTCCTCTTTGTCTACTACGACAGTCTGCTTTTGACGTGCCGCCTGCGCGTTCTTCCAACCGCGTCGCCAGTGCATGGAGTTGGTCGATATGTACGGGTGCCCCCGTTCAAATGCGTCCTTGCCTCTGGCCTCTAGGTCTTGGATCGCTGACTTGCTGATGAACTCAAAACGTCGCCGCATTTTTCACCTACTCGATTGGTACAGAATGAATTGCCGAGGACGGTGCAATTGGCTGGCCCTTAGAATGAGCGCTGAAGCGCAACGGACTGCTCACCAACCCCGCATTGCACCTTTGCTTTCCTCGCGGGATGCCTCGGCTCACCCTGGGATTTGGAGCAGCCGTTATTGAAAAGGGCAGGACGCACCCCCGCATCTACGTCCTGCCCCATCTCATGCAGCGTATTTGCCGCCTGAGAATCCTACGCCCATGGTCGGGCGTGCATGCTGGTAGCGATCACCGCGATAGCCAGCTTCGTCACGGATGCGGTCGCCGTCCGTCTCCATCAACTGCTTGCAGGTTTCCCAAATGAGCCCGGCGCACACGACCGTCTTGCGGTCGGAATTGTGGTGATGAAGCGAGACCCGATGCAGGTCGCCGCACTCGTCGAGATGTAGCGTCACGGGAATGTCCGGGCAGTAGGCAACCAGAACCCCGTTATCGACGATGGGCTGTTCAATGCATTCGAAGTGGTCGTAGATCATGGCGTGCACACCTTGTGCGGAAGGTCGCCAAACGCGATGGCCTGCGATACAATCTCGTCGCGCATGCCCCACTGATTTCGGATCGCGTCATTGACGCACTCGAATAACCAGTCTCCTTCAGATGAGACATAGCGCTGCTTTTTATCGCGCGGATTAACCAAGGTGCATTTGTGCAGCACTAGCTGGGCTGGTCGGCCTGGATCGGCGCTCGACGATGCAAACGCTGACCGGTAATAAAACTCAATGTTGACCGGCACTTTGGTATCAAAGCACTCAAAGTCGAGCGTCGCTCTGCATTTGGTCATGCCCCGCGCTCCCCGACAATGGCGACACAGCGGTCATACGTGGCGCGTGAATTGGTCTGGTCGCGAAGCTCCCGGATGAGGGCCAGCTTCTCTTGCCGGCGATCCAGCGTATCGACTTGCTCAGCGGTGATGTGCACCGCGTTCATCTTGTGCAGTGACCCGAAAAACGCATCGGCCAGCCGCTTTTGAAAATCTGCCTCAGTCATGATCCGCATCCCCTCTGAATTGAGCCACCGGGCGACCGCGGTACCGGTCAGAGAGCGTCAGGGTGGAGTGTGCCGTGGCCGCCCGGTGATGTGCGTACACTAAATCTACGTTGCATCAGCCGTCAAGCGAAAACGTAAAAAAAAATTACGGATCGTTGTCAGCGATCCGTAACCCGTTGCGTTCGTTGATTTCGTCTACGCTGCCGTCTGTCCAGACGCTGGGGAAAACCCCCGCGCTCCGCCTTGCGCGGCCAGCGGCAACAGTTCGTTAGGGGTGATCTTGAGAAGCTCGCAAATGCGCGTCAGCGTCTCAAAATCGGGCTCGGCCTCGGCTCGCTCCCAATGGCGATAGGTATGCGGCTCGATCCCAAGGGCTCCCGCAAATTGCTGGGCGCTCTTGTATCCGGCCTCGGCTCTGGCGGACTTGAGCCGCTTCGCGAAGGTCTTCATGATCTGATCGTACCTGCTCGTCATGGGCGGAATTTCGCAGTCCGCCGGGTTGTGCACACGTCAATATGGTTTCCCGATGGGCCACCATTGACCGTACACCTAATCTACCGTAGAGTGCTTGTACGTTCAAGTACGGGTGTGAATTATCCCCCGTCGCGTCCCCGTTCCGTTGCGTCACGTGCGTTGCTGCTCGCCGGTATTGGTGAGAGCGTGGGGCCTGTCGCGCCAGTCAGGTATGGACCGTCAATCCACCTGCGCTCTCTCCGCTGTCGGTGCCCGGCAGCTTCCTCCCTACGACTGGCCGGGCAGTTTGCGTCCCGGCTGATTTTCGAAAGGGAAACGATAACGCCGGCGCGAGATGTGGGTCTCGGCCGGCGCTGTGGAGGTCTCGTAGAGCATGCTCCACGTGAACGCGCGGTCGAAGGAGGGCCGCCTACATGGAAAGCAATTTAGCACCTGCTGCTTCGCGCGGCAACGCCGCAACAGAGCAAGCGAAAAATGAACTGTGCATCGTGCTGCGTTGCTACCGGATCAGAGGCACACTGATGGACGCTCTCGTGATGGCTACCAATGGAGCCGGTTACGTCCGCCAAGGGCGCGATCTCGTCCTCGTGTGCTCAGAGGCTTTCGAGCAAGGGGAGCTGTCATGAGTTCTCAAGAAAGACGCTGGGATTTGAATGCGTTCCGCCGCCAGAGACAAGCCTATCTGTCCGCCGCTTATTCGGCCGAACCGCGCCCGTTGAAACTTCGCCGCGAACCCAAATCATATTTCCACAAGCCGGTCAGTGAGCGCGTGAAAACAGACCCGCTTTTGCCGCGTCTGAAATTCCTTGAACGTCCAGACCCCTAAAGAAAAACCGCCGGAGCGGCCAAAGCCCGGCGGTCGAATGAAGTGCAAACCGATGAAAGTTGCGAGGTTGCTTATGCCTGAAAGTCACACAGACCGCAAGTCGGGAATGTCAAATCCCGCAAAGATCCTGTTGGCCTATATGCGCTGCTCCGGCATCTCGGATGCTAAGACGCTGGCCGCTGATCTCGACATCCCGATCCGAACGATTCAGCGCCTCAAACTCGAATGCGCCACTTGCGCCAATGACGCCATATCTGACGCCGCCAAAGACGCCAATTGCGCCATATATGGCGTTTCGGAAGCGCCAAATGCGCCATATATGGCGCTCTCGCGCGCGGATAGTATTAATAATATAACTACTACCCTAGAAGTTAAAGAAAAAGGTTCTTCTAACGAAGAACCCAAAAAGGCGAAGCCGCCGAAAACCAATCTTGGCCGCGGCGAAGCGCTCCAGGCATTTGAAGCCTACAACGACATGGCCCTGCGCTGCGGGTTGCCCCAAGCCTCGAAGATGACTCCGGACCGCGAGCGAAAGATCGTCGCCCGGCTGAAGGACTACGGGCTGGACGGATGGCACACGGCCATCGCCAACGTCGAAAAATCCCCGTTTCTGACCGGCCAAAACGAGCGCGGCTGGCGCGCCAGTTTGGATTTCCTGCTCCAGCCAAACTCGTTCTCGAAAACCCATGACGGCGGCTACGGCGACGGCCGCAAGGCGCAGCCGATGAAGTCCACCGTGGTCGAGTTCCGCCCGCATCCCCAGCCCATGAAAACCATCAGCGAGGCCGATCTGCACGCGCTGGTGCTGGCTGACGAGGCGATGGCCGATGGAGTGCGCGTCCATGGCTGAGTCCCTGTCGGTCGAATACTGCGATTTCCGCGCCCGTTGCTGGGTCTGTGGCACCACGAAGGACCGGGACGGGAAGATCACCTTTCGGTCAGCCACGTGGCACGAGCGGCACCACCATCACCCGTGGGTGCGAGAGAGTGAAATCGAGGGCTGGGGGCGGGAATTGCGCTCGGTCGTGATCCCGAACCTGACCCGAATTATCTTCAAGCAGCAGCATGCCTTCAGGACGTTTCCCGACCTCGAAAGCCTGATGCCGGATGGCGAGTGGGTCAAGCATACGAAGCTGGCCGCAGCTCGCTCCAACGAGGCTGGTGAATGGCTGAGAGCCAACCCGCAGAAAAAGGACGTGTTCAATCAGAAGCTCATTGCCGACGTGAGCCGTGATGCCTTCCGCGCCATGCAGCGCCGGTCGCGCAACACGCATCTGCACATCGACCACGCGGCAATCGCGCGGCGCGTCATAGGAGATCGGTCCGAATGACCTACCTCCGTTACGTCACTTTTGACGACGTTCCTTTCTACGAGGCCAAGGGTTGGCGCGTTCATTCCACGCTCGGTGGAAACCACCAGCATTATTCAATCCTTATGATCTGGGAGGGCGAAGGTGAGCCGTCGTGAACTGACAGCGCCGTTTCCATGGTTCGGCGGGAAGTCGGCTATTGCAGATGTCGTCTGGAAGCGTCTTGGGAACGTGACCAATTACGTCGAGCCGTTCTTCGGCTCTGGCGCGGTTTTGCTGGCGCGTCCGCAGATAGGCAAGACAGAAACGATCAACGACAAGGATCACTTTGTCGCCAACTTTTGGCGTGCGGTGCAGCGACATCCAGAGGCAGTGGCGCATCATGCGGACTGGCCTGTCAATGAAACTGATTTGCACGCTCGGCACTGGTGGCTTTTGACGGAAGGCGCGGCGCGGCTAAAGGAAATCGAAGGTGAGCCAGATTTGTTTGATGAGCAGGTCGCTGGCTGGTGGGTGTGGGGCGCTTGCGCGTGGATTGGGTCTGGATGGTGCTCTGGCCGTGGGCCGTGGCAGTGGGGCGCTTCCGGTTGGTGCAAGATAGGCGTTGCCTTCGGCAACGCCGGCATGGGCCTCAACCGTAAGCTCCCGCATCTCGGCGACGCCGGCAGGGGCCAATTCATTGATGAATGGATCACTGCGCTTTCTATTCGTCTTCGCAATGTCAGGGTTTGCGCTGGTGACTGGTCACGGGTGTGCGGGCCAAGCGTAACGCACAGGCATGGCGTTACTGGCGTGTTTCTCGATCCGCCATACGCTGACACGGCTGGCCGCACGGATGGACTCTACAGCACTGATGACATGACCGTTGCGCATGACGTTCGCGAATGGGCGATTACCGAAGCAAAGAACCCGCAGATGCGAATTGTGCTCGCCGGATACGACGGCGAGCACGACATGCCTGAAGATTGGGAAGTCGTTGAGTGGAAAGCTAGGGGCGGGTTCGGTTCTCAAGACGATGACGAAGACGGAACCGGCCGCGTTAACAGTCAGCGCGAGCGTCTTTGGTTTTCGCCTGCGTGCATCAAACCGCATCGAGACAAGTCGCTGCTAGATCTTTTAGAGGCCGCCAAATGACCCTCTGGAACCAAGCGGGAGAGCCGGGATGACAAAGCAGAAGCCCAAGCGCCTCCCGATCCCTGCTGGCCTCTATGGGGTATTCAAAGCGATTGAAGAGGCAGAACGCCGCAAAGCGGAACTGGCCCACCAACAGCAGCAACAGAGGTGATCCATGCCCAAGCTCAAAGGCATCCCCGTCAAAGGCACCCTCAAGGACGGCAAGTTCATCAAGGCGGACAACGCCCCTACCCAGGTTCGTCAGGCCAGACGCCGCAAGGCTGGAAAGGTCACAGGCGTTAAACGGAGGACAGCATGAAGCCCATCCCATTCGCCAGAGCCCTTGGCGCTCTCGATGAGATCACCAACGACCAGACCACCGGCATCGCCATCGTCACAATCGAGGAGAACGGCAAAGTAAGTGCCCGCACGTTCGGCTCGCTTCCCGAAGTCACGGCCGCGCTCGATGTTGTCTCAGACGAGCTGTTCAATGGAGCGCTCGAAACCGAGGAAGCCTGACCGCCTACCGCGCCAAAGGACAGACCACATGAGATATTCCACGGCAAACGCATTCACATGGACAGCAACCGTTGCTGAAGTTCTCATCGGCCTTTGGCTGATTGCCTACATGGGATGGCCTGTGATCGGCGGCTTCGTCTGCGGTCTCGCGATGGGGTGCCAGTTCGCCCGCGTGGTCCGGCCATTCGCAAATGAAATGGGCATTGACTGACCGCCTACCGCGTGCGCGTCCCCGCAAGGGAGCACTATATGACAGTAACCCTCTCCGCCTACCGCGTCCCACCCCTTCAGGAGTTTCGGGCAGCCAAGGAACTGCGCCAGGCCGGACACCGCGCCTACCTGCCCACTGAACGACAGGGCAAGCGCAAGGCTCCTGTCGCTCGCGGCTACATCTTCGCGACCGGCAAGCCTGCCGAGGCCAAGCACGTGCGCCAGCGCATTGGCGACCTTCCCCGAGCTTCACTGATCCGACTCTATCCCCGACGCGACCGCGGCCACGAGGCCCCGGAGCCGTTCAAGGCCGGTGATCGGGTCGAGATCAAGGTCGGCACGTTCGCCAGCATGACCGGCACGCTCACCCGCAAGCGAGGACGCAGGCAGTGGCTCGTGGACATCAGCGGACGCCAAGTCTGTGCACAAACCACCAGCCTTATACGCATCGACCCCGGCTAACCGCTAGACATTGTGTCAGGCGTAGGGCATAAGTATCGATGGACGAGCGCTGATTTGTACCGCTACGGCGACGATGCGTAAGCGCCCCTGGCTGACCATCCATCAGCCCCCAATCCATACGTGCGCCCAGAACACAACAGGCGGTCCCTCATCGGGCCGCCCGTTTCGATTCCGCCACTCACCTAACGTCTACGCTGACCTGATCAGCACACTACGCCAACCGCAGAAACTCACCACGGAAGGTCCAGCAAATGCGGAAATTGCCGATAATTGCCGCTTTCCTGGCATTCGCCGCCCCGGCCCTCGCTGCCGACAAGGGTAAGCCCGAAGCCAAACTTGAGCACCTGCTGGCGCCGCAGACCAGCGCAACCACGTGCTACGTGGAAACGTCCGTCACTGGCGTGTTCCTCCGCTCCACTCGTGAGGCTCAAGCTGGCGGCGGTGTCGGCTGCGAAGCGAAGTTGTATAACTTGCTTATCGCTGGTGGTATCCGCGCTGACGCTTCCGACTGGCGCAACACGGGCTCGATCAACGCTCGCATTGGCCTGTTTCTGAACAACGGCGCAAATGCCTACGTCTGGGCCTCGTGGAACGTCCCCGAGTGGAAGGTCAAGCAGGCCGGTGAGGCCATGGTCGGCGCTGGTGCTGAACTGAAGCTCGACATCATCAATCCGCATCTACGTGCGTTCCTTGAATCCGGCGTTGCCGCATCCAAGTTCGGCACCGATGGTCAGAAGGACGCCATCGAAACCCGCCTAGGCTTCCGGTACGCTTTCTGATGACCTACGCCATCCTGCTTTGCACCTTTGACGCCCTATTGATCGCCATCGTTGCTGCAAACCTTTCCACCTACGAGGGGACTAATGAAGCCCGAAGAATTTGTGAAATCTGGAATTTCTGTCATTGTTGGTTTGATCGCTATTCTGGCTATCTGTCTCGGTGGCTTCGCCGCGTGGCAGATTATCGCTTCCGGCTTCAAGGTTGACGCCAAGACGGCCGCAGAGGTCGCCGCATGCTTCGCAATCACGTTTTACTGCCTGACCCCCAAGCAATAGCCGTTCGTATCCGTGCGCGTATCCTCGCAAGGAAGTTACGCCATGACATCTGTCGAAAATGGAATTGTGACCAAGGCCGTCCGCTTCGTTGTCGATCGGACTCTGCTGTGGGCCTTTGTCGGGTTCCTGTTCATCGCCTGCTGGATGGGCTGGGATCACGGTCGCCAAGAGTCGTGGGTGTGGGGCGTGGTAGCGATCTGCGCAATCCTGCTCGAAGTCGGCTCCATTCATAAGTTCTTCGAGGCCAAGGCTACGCGCCAGTGGACGGTGGCTGCATCTGCTGCCGCACTGTGGGTCGTTGCGTTCGCCTACAGCTTCGTGCAGTCGCTGGCTGTCGCTTCTGGAACCGCCAACGAAGCCGCCTTGAAGCGCGTCGATACCGTCGCTGCCAAGGTGCAGGTGGAACAGGCGGTCGATAGCACACAGATTGCCAAGAACAAGGCGCAGGCGAAGGTTGATCACCTCATATCGCTGTCGTGGAAGCCGGTTCCGAGCATAGACGGTATCGAAATCCGCACAGAGCTTGCCGCCGACTCCATTGTTACGAAGCTCCAAGGTGATCGCCTCTTTGCTCGTTCCAAGCGCTGCACGGACACGTCCCTTCCTGATAGCCGTGAACTCTGCGGAAAGATCGCTCTGGCCGTAGCCGCTAAGTCAGACGTGGCTGAACGGGCCAAGCTGGCTGCTGAACTGAAGGTCGCGGAGGCCGATCTGGTCAAGGCTACCCAGACTCACGTCGATGCGGTGATGAAGTCCCAGAACACTAAGAGCACCAGCAAGGCGTCAGGCTTTCAGCAGGTCGCCGGCCGTTGGTTCGGCGTCGATGCTGAGACCGTCAACGATGGCGTTGCTACGCAGCGCACAGTCACGCTTAACATCGCCCTCACGCTGACGGCGCTTCTGCTCTTTGGCGGTGCTGTCGGATCGACTGGAATTGTCCCGCCTGCCCGCCGCAACGAAGACGAAAGCATCGCACGCCCCGCCCCGTCTCCGGCTCCCGTCAACGACAACGCAGATGTCTGGCGTGCTATCCGTTCCGCAATCAATCAACCTGCCAAAGCATCCTGAAAGGAACCCATCCAATGGCCATGAAACCCAAGCCCATGCCGAAGCCTGCTCCTGGCAAGCCCAAGGGCGCCAAGAAGTCCGGTTGCTGACATGACTAATGCGGAACATAAGCTCAGCGAAGCGCTCGCCAACAGAGACACCGGCAAGATACCAAGGCTTATGGCCGACGTGGCGCTGGAGCGGCTTCAAAGAGTAATTGAACTCCGCAAGCTCCAAGATCAGTACATCAACAAGCACAATTGCTAACAGCGTTGCACGTGAAACAATGTCTGATGAAGGCGAAGTTCTCAGAGACGAAAAGGGCGGTTTCCTAACCGGAACCAAACCGGGACCAGGAAGGCCCAAGGGTTCTCGCGCAAAGCTCGATGAGTGTTTCGTCAGAGCGCTCTACGAAGACTTTAAGCAAGGCGGCAAAGAGGCAATCCAGAAGTGCCGCGAGGACAAGCCAGACGTTTACCTCAACGTGATTGCTAAGGTTGTTCCAAAGCAAGTCGATGTCACAGCCGACCCCGCCGTTGCCGATCTCGCGGCAGGCTTACACGCCGTTGCTGAGTTCCTTGGCTCGTTTGCCGCCGAAGCAAGCAGCGCCGATCATGCGCGGATGGTGCCAGACGGACCTGTTCTTTCTGTTGGTGCACGGGCTCAAGCGCACTGACGCTGACAAGGACTGGTGTTTCAATCGCTGTCGGGAAGTGCAGGCCAATCCCGATGGCTATTTGGATCTCTGGTCTCGCGAGCACTACAAATCAACGATCATCACGTTCGCCAAGACGATACAGGACATACTAAACGACCCCGAGATCACGGTCGGCATCTTCTCCCACACTCGGCCAATCGCCAAAGGCTTCATGCGCCAGATCAAGCGCGAGCTGGAAGCCAATAAGATGCTGCAGGAGTTGTTCCCTGACGTGCTCTGGACCAATCCGCAGACCGAAGCACCGAAGTGGTCAGAGGATGAAGGGTTGATTGTCAAGCGCAAGGGCAACCCGAAGGAAGGCACACTTGAAGCCTGGGGCCTTGTCGATGGCCAGCCGACGTCGAAGCACTACAAGCTGATGGTCTATGACGACGTGGTGACCCGCGAGAGCGTGACGACGCCTGAGATGATCGCCAAGGTTACGGAAGCGTGGGAACTGTCGCGCAACCTGAGTTCAGAAGGCGGGCATACGCGCTACATCGGCACGCGCTATCACTTCAACGACACGTACAAAACGATCATGGACCGCGGCGTCAAAGCCCGCATTTACCCGGCAACGATTGATGGCGAGATCGATGGCGATCCGGTTTTGTTGAGCCGCGAGCGCCTTGCTGAGAAGCGCCGCGAGATGGGGCCTTACACGTTCGCCTGCCAGATGATGCAGAACCCGAAGGCAGACGAAACGCAGGGCTTCAAAGACGCCTGGATTCGTCACTACGATAACACCGACCGCCAAGGCATGAACGTCTGCATCTTGGCTGACGCGGCAAGCGAAAAAAAGAAAACCAGCGACTACACGTCGATGTGGGTGCTGGGCTTCAACTCCGATAACAACATCTATGCGCTGGACTTCATCCGAGACCGCTTGAACCTGAAGCAACGTGCGGATGCGCTGTTTTCGTTGCATCGCAAGTGGAAGCCTGGCGAGGTCGGCTACGAAAAGTACGGCATGATGGCCGACATCGAGTTCATGTACTCAGAAATGGAGCGCCGCAACTATCGGTTTGCCATCACCGAACTTGGCGGACCGATGCCCAAAAACGATCGTATCCGCCGGCTCACACCGTATTTTGAGCAGGGCCGCATCTGGCTCCCGCGCATCCACTTCAAGACCAACTATGAAGGCGCATCGCGCGATTTGGTCAGCGCGTTTATCGAGGAAGAATACAAGCCGTTTCCGGTCGGCCTGCACGACGACATGCTGGACGCTCTGTCTCGCATGTTCGATCTGTATCCGGGCGGCCTCGACTTCCCCGCCTACGTTGAACCGGACGATACGCCGGTTCGCATGGGCTCGTTAGGATCAAGCCAGGATACGGGCGCATGGATGGGGATGTAAGCAAGCCAGCCTCGAAAGAGGAAGCCAAGCTAGCTGAGAGTGTGAAGCTGTTCCTAGAGCAAGCGGGCGCGTCGAATGTGCAGGTCCGCGCTGTGGGTGCGTATGACATAGAACGCGACGTTTCAACCATACGGTTAGAAATCACCGCTGATGTACGCTGAAGCCATGGGCGGCGGCGCGAACGCCGAACGCACGCCTCAAGACAGCTTCAATCAGACGTATCCGCAGAAGGACGGTCAACCGCGTGACCTCGTAGGCGAGGTGCGCGATCGTCTTACTGAAGCGTTTACGTTCGACAGGAACAACCGCGAAGACGCGGTTATGGATCTCAAGTTCCTGGCTGGCGACCAGTGGCCAGAGTATGCCCGTGCTGCGCGTGTGAATCGTCCCATGCTGACGATCAACAAGCTCCCGCAGTTCCTCCACCAGATCACAAACGACATTCGCCAGAGCGCGCCATCATTGAAGGTCACGCCGGTTGACGGCAAAGCTGATCCGTCAATGGCCAAGGTCTATGACGGCATCATCTCGGACATCCAGTATCGCTGCAGCGCCAAGCATGTGTACGCCACTGCGGCGTATCACGCGGCAGCATGTGGTATTGGCCATTTCCGCGTCATCACGCGCTATGCCGACGATGCGACGTTTGATCAGGACATTGCGATTGAGAGCGTCCCCTACCCGCTTGCGGTGTATTGGGACCCGGCCGCGGTCAAGCCGGATCGCTCAGACGCGATGTGGTGCATCGTTGTGGATCTTGTGCCCCGCGCGACGTTCAAGCTCAAGTATCCTGACGCTCAACAGATCAGCGTAAACGAGCTCCGCGCAAACAATTTCGCGTCGGGCCTGTTCTGGACAACGCAGGACTACATTCTCGTTGCCGAATACTGGTGCAAGCACCCTGTTGAACGCACGATCTGCGCTTTCGAGAACGGCGAGACTTACGACACCACTGACCTGAGCATGGTGCAGTTGGTCCAGCTTCAGCAGACCCACGGCCAAGTGGTCGCGCAGCGCAAGGCCAAGAGTTACAAAGTCGAGCAATCGCTGGTTACTGGTGCAGAGGTTCTATCTGGCCCGCATCCTTGGCCGGGCAAGTACCTTCCGATTGTGCCTGTGATCGGAACCGAAGTTCCACTTGAGCGCGTCACTATCCGCAAGGGCCTCATTCGAGACGCCCGCGATGCGATGCAGCTTTATAACTTCTACCGCTCGGCCGCTGCTGAAGCGATTGCGCTTGCGCCTAAAGCGCCGTGGCTTGTCACCGACACCATGATTGCCCAGCACAAGGGCGACTGGAACACAGCCAACACGCAAAACCGGCCATTTCTGCGCTACACGCCAGATCAAAAAGCGCCGGGCATGGCCCCGCAGCGCATTCATCCGCCAGAGCCGCCGCAAGCGTTGTGGGAAGAAAGCCGGGTTGCAACGGAAGACCTCAAGGCAACCACGGGCATCTATGACGCCTCGCTCGGGGCCAAGAGCAACGAGACATCCGGTATCGCTATCAAGCGCCGCGAACAGCAGGGCGATACGGCAAATTACCACTACACCGACAACCTGCAGCGCTCACTGGAGCACTGCGGCCGCATCCTCATCGACTTGATCCCGAAGGTCTACGACAACGAGCGCGTTGTCCGTTTGTTGGGCGAGGACGGAACCGAGAGCTTTGTCCCGATCAACCACGTGCTCTACTCCGACATGGGCGAGCAGGTGATGGTGAACGACCTGTCGGTTGGCCGTTTCGACATCCGCGTTACCATCGGCCCCAGCTACGCCACCAAGCGCCTGGAAGCCGCTGCGGCTATCGTCGAGATCATGCAGGCGCTCGGCCCCGAGGTCGGCGGCATCCTGGCAGACATCGCTGTGCGCAACCTCGACATTCCCGACGCGCAGGAAGCGGCTCAACGCATCCGCAACATGCTGCCGCAACAGGCGTTGCAGGACCCCAACGCGCCGCCGCCAGATCCGATGGCTGACCCGATGGCGCGCGCTGAGCTTGCCGGCAAGTTTGCCACGGCGCACAAGACCATGGCGGACGCGAACAAGACCGCGATTGAGACACAAGCCATGTTTGGGATGATGGCCCCGCCTGTGCCGCCGCCGTTGCCGCCTGAGATCCAACCGATGGGCGGTCCGCCGATGCCCGGCATGATGCCGCCTAGAATGGATCAAGGCCCGCCGATGATGCCCGGCGGCGAAATGAACCTCGACCAGATGCCGCTACCGCAGCCCAACGGCCTACCGCCGGGGCCGCTTACGCCTTTGTGAGTTTTAACGGGATGACTTCTCGGCCAAGAAACCGAAGCGGGATGCTTGGTGCGGTGAGCTTAGCAATCATGCGGAACTCTTGGTCAGTCGCATAGATTGGCGGCCACTTATCGTGGGGAATGCGGTCAAGCAAAAGCTGACGGCATTCGTTAATAAAATCGAGCCTCGTCCTGTCGGGCATGTTTGGCTCCCTGATTTGTAAGCCTGCAGCGTACCACATTTCACCGCCTTTTGGCTGGAGCTTTCCACATGACTGACACGACCACCGCCCCGGTAGCACCGGAGGCAGGCCAGACTGCACCTGTAGCACCAGAGCGTTTCCGCGACGATCAAGGTCGCTTCGTCACCGCGTCCGACAAGCCTTCTGATACTCCCGCAGCGGCACCGGTTGAGGCCGCACCCACCGCAGACGGGGAACAAGCGCCCCAGACGCAGGAACATTCAGACGAGAAGCCCGACCCGCGGCGCGAGCGTTCACGCCAGCGCTGGCAGGAGATGAAATCGAAGGTTCGAGAGGCCGAAAGCCAAGCCGCGTATTGGCGTAATCTGGCTGAACGCCACCAGCAGGAAGCGAGCAGACCGCTCGACTCCATGCAGTTCCAGTCTGAGGCCGAATACCAAGCCGCCTTGGCCGCGCAGGCCATGCGAAGGGTGACGGCGCAGGACCACGCTGCAACGGCTCAAGCGCTCCACATGCAAGCAGGGCAGGCGGCAATCGCCGCGGTCCAGATGCAGATGGACACGCTTCGGGATCGTATCCCTGACATCGACGTGATCACGGCAGAGCCCGCACAGGGCGGCCCGATCGTCAGCGATGCCATGGCGATGATCATTCGCGAAAGCGATAACGCCGCGCTGGTTGCCTACCACTTGGCCAAGAACCCGAAAGAAGCACGGGCCATCGCCAACATGCACCCGATCCAGGCTGCGCGTGAACTCGGCATGATCGAGGCGCGGCTTTCCTCTCAACCAGTTCGGCGCGTCAGCCAAGCACCGGCACCCGTCCAGACCGTTTCAGGCGGACAAGGATCGCGACAGGTCGATCCAAGCTCAATGAGTTTCAAAGAGTATGAGCAGTACCGCATGAACGGAGGCGGCTGACCGGTCCGAAACCAAACGGACCTAGAGAACCATGCCTAATACACTGATAACCCCAAGCGTCATCGCCAAAGAGGCGTTGATGCAGCTCAAGAACAACCTTGTGATGGGCAATCTCGTCTATCGGGATTACAGCAAGGAGTTCGTGAAGGTCGGCTCCACCATCAGTCTGCGTAAGCCCGTCCGCTTCGTCGCATCGTCTGGCGCTACCCGCGTCAATCAGGACGTGCTCGAAGGTACTGTACCGCTTGCCATCGATCAGCAGCGCCATGTTTCGTGGAACTTCACATCCAACGAACTGACGCTGACTATCGACGAGTACAGCGAGCGCTACATCAAGCCCGCGATGCTTGAACTTGCGCAGTCGGTCGAAACCTCGCTGACCGGCCTCTATACCAACGTCAACGATTGGGTTGGTACGGCAGGCACCACGCCGAGCACCTTCCTCGCTCTCGGTGCGGCTCGTCAGCGTCTCGTGGAAAACCGAGTGCCGCTTGGTGACACGCTCAACGCCGTGCTCGACCCGGCCGCGTCGCTTCTGGTCGCCAATGACCTGAAGACGCTGTTCCAGCCGGAAAAGACCCGCACGGCCCTGGAGCGCGTGAAGATTGGCAAGTACGCTGGCTTCGACACCTACGAAGCGCAGTCGATCATCAGCCACACGGTCGGCCCGCTCGGTGGTACGCCGCTCGTCAACGGCGCCAACCAGCATTCGAACTCGACACCGCAGGCCAACAGTCAGTCCATGGTAACGGACGGCTGGACCGCTGCGGCTGCGTCTCGACTGAAGGCAGGCGACGTGATCACGTTCGCCGGTGTGTTCGCCGTCAACGCTGGTACGCGCACTGCCTACAGCCGACTGAAGCAGTTCACGGTGCTGTCGGATGTGTCTTCGGATGGTTCGGGTAACGCGACCCTGACCATTAGCCCGGCCATCGTCACGTCTGGTCCGTATCAGAACGTATCGGCGGCACCGGCGGACAACGCGGCCATCTCGGTTGTGACCGGCACGGCTTCGACGGCCTATCCGCAGAACCTGTGCTTCCACAAGAACGCCTTCGCTCTGGTGTTTGCCGACCTCGACATGCCGGATGGTGCGGCATTCAAGGCCCGCGAGAGCGCGGACAATATGTCGGTTCGTGTCGTCAAGATGTACGACATCGACAACGACTGCGACGTGATCCGTCTCGACATCCTCTACGGCGTCAAGACGATCTATCCCGAGCTCGCAGTACGGTTGACCGGCTGATGGCTAACAGCCTGATCAACGGGCCGGAGGTGGCGGGGGATCAACCCGCCACCCAACCGCCAGCCGATGTAGTTCCTACTTGGGGCTACAAAGGCGACAAAGCACAGCTATTCAACCTGAAGCCCGGCCAGAAATTGCCCAAGGGCTGGTCGGATACGCCAACCGCATCTGCGCCAGAGCCGGAACCGGAGCCGCCGACGAATGACGACCCCGCGTGACATCGTTCGGCGCGCACTGCTGCGCCTTCGTGTAATTGATGCACTCCACCCGATCTCGGCTGAGGAAGCCGTGGACGGTCTAGCGTACCTCAATGACATGATGGCGCAGTGGCCGGCTAACGGCGTGGATACGCTGTCGCCTACGTTCGCGCTCGATGACACGTTTGTGTTCTTCGTACCGCCGCGGCTCATCGACTCTCACACGATGGAAAGCCTGACTTACGCAGGCACGTGGAACGCTTCGACGAATACGCCCACGCTGGCGGCAGGAAGCGGAACCGAGGGCACGGTTTACCGCGTGTCGGTCGCAGGGACGACCTCGCTTGACGGCATCGCATCGTGGAGCGTGGACGATTTTATCGTTCTCGGCCGAACGGCGTCAGATACCAATTCACCTACGCTCACGTGGCAAAAGGGATTGAGCAGCGCCCGGCATACGTCCGGCGTGATCGCTCTCTTGGCTCAGCGCCTCGCTGAAGACTTCGGCAAGGATGTCACGAAGCAACTGGCCAACGACTGCGAGGACGCGTGGCGCACGCTGTTGTCTGACTTCCAGAAGGTGCCTTACGCGACATTTGATCCTGGCCTTACGCGGCTTCCGTCGCGCCGCTGGCCCTACTCAGTGCCTAGCTCGACCACCTGATGCCCATCGTCCCGCTCGCCCTCCCTTCAGGATCAGCACCAGCCCGCTACGGTCACGCCGGAGCGACGAAGTGCGTGAACTGTTATCGTGAGGACGTGGGCGAGGAAGCCAAGGCCGGGTTCAACCTCCACGCCTGCGATGGGTTCGATCTGTTTGCCACTGGCGGATCATCGACGCCCGTGCATGCCATTTTTGCGCTGAACGACGCAGAGGCTTATGCTAAGATCGGGCGCGAGATTGTAAAAGTAGACCAGACGGGAACGCTGACCACAATCGGCGGCGTTCCTGCAGATGGCTTGTGCACCTTCGCGCGTAACCGTGCGGCTGTGCCTGATATCGTGCTCGTCTCTGACGGACTGGTCTACAAGATCAAGGCCAACGTTCTCAGCCAGATCAGCGACCCAGATCTGCCGCCTGCTACAAGTGTTGTGCAGGTCGCAGGGTATTTCGTCTTCCAGCTTTCAGACGGGCGCATGTTTGCGTCTGAACTTGATGACGTTGACGTGATCAGCACATCGTTTGCCGCGGCAGCGTCCAGCCCTGATGGCGGTGTGCGCGCTCTGGCACGTGGACAAGAGCTTGTGTCATTCGGTACGAGGTCTTTCGAGATCTGGCAGGATCAGGGGAACGAGGGCTTCCCGTTTGGGTTTGTGACCTCCCGGTCTATCGGCCTGCTGTCGGCGCGAGCCGTGACGGAAATCGACCAGACGCTAGGCTTTGTCGCCCACGATCACACGGTTCGCATTCTGCAAGGGTACGATCCGGTCACGATCTCAACGCATGACATCGACCGGCTTATCCGTGCGGAGTCCGATCCCAGCGTCATCTCCTGCTTTAGCTGGACGATAGACGGGCACGTGTTTCTGTGCGTGTCTGGCTCAACGTGGAGCAAGGTTTACGATCTGGCCACGAAGCGCTGGCATGACCGCGAAAGCTACGGCCTTACACGCTGGCGTGTGGCATGTGCCGCTCGGTTCGGCAACGTGACGCTGTTCGGCGACTACGCCAACGGCAAAGTCTACCGGCTTAATCCAGATACGTTTACGGAAGCTGGCGAGCATCTAATCATGAAAGTGCAGCTACCCCCAGCGCATGCCTTCCCATCCCGAGCCCAGCACAACACGCTCTATATCGACGTTGTGCCCGGTGTCGGCCTAGTCTCGACAAGCGCCAGCCTCGCCAATCCGCAGATCATGATCGATTACAGCGACGACGGCGGGGAAAACTGGTCAACGCAGCGGTTCGGATCAATCGGCCGCGCTGGTGATCGCCTCCGCCGTGTGCAGGTTAATCGCCTTGGCGTGAGCCGGTCGCGCACGTATCGCTTCAGCATTTCAGCCGCGGTAGCGCGGTCATTGGTGGCGGTAAGCGTCGATATGGAAAAGCTGGCGGCGTGACATGGCAACGCTGAGCCCCGCCCCAATCAACGCCCCGGTTGTCGCTGAAGACAAAAAGTTGACGACCGACATGCAACGATGGATCAAGGCCCTGGAGGCCAAGATCAAAGAACTCGAAACCCGCATAGCGGCTTTGGAGGCTCCATAATGGGTCTGTTTTCCTCGCTGATGGGCAACGACAGCGCACGGGCTGCAACGCAGCTTGGCGAGCGCAACCGAGGCCAGCTTACGTCCAGCTACGGACAGGCGAACGACTACGCCAAGCAGGGCTACGATACGCAGATGGGCTTCTATAAGCCCTATGCTGAGGCTGGAAACGCCGGGCAGACAGCGTACACAAACACCCTTGGGCTCAACGGCCAAGCGGCTCGCGACCGGCAGTTTCAAGAGGGCTACGTCAACGACCCGGCGGGTGCGTATCGCACTCAGCAGACGCAGAACCAACTTGCCCAGCTCTATCGCAAGTACAACGCAAGCCCGTCCGGCGTGAACTCTGGCGCGGCCATGTACGGCGCTGGACGCCTCACGATGGATCGCTTCGACAAGGACTGGGGCGACTACCAGAACCGCTTGATGCAGCTTGGACAGCAGGGTCTTGGTGTCGCTGGCGCGCAAGCTGGTGCTGCCGGTCAATACTATGGCGGCATGGCTGACAGGTCCATCGGCCTCGGCAACGCACTGGTGAGCAACGACACTAATGCGACGATGGCGGCATCGAAAGCTAAGCAAGGCGGCGTCAACAATTTGCTCGCCATCGCTGGTGGAGCCGCGCAGATGGCCATGGGTATGCCGCCGACTTCGTTCGGAAGCATCGGGAAGGGCGGTGGCGGCGGCGGAAATTCAACGTGGTACAACCCCGACACAAACGAAGCATGGGGTTCATCATCTATGCCGTCTGGCGGTTACGCGCCTGACCCGCGCCGGCCTTGGGGCTGAAACATGACACAAAACGCGCTCGCCTCGCTGTTCCCCCGCGGCGGATGGGATTTCCAACCCGCTGACGCCAGCAACTTCATCAACCCGCTAATAGCAGGGATGAAAGACTATCGGCAGAATTTGCAGCAAGAAGTCGAGAACGAACGCCAGAACAAGCTGATGCAGTTGCAGCAAGACCGGTTCGGGCTCGAAAAGGGCCGGTATGGAATGGATCAGCAGCGGTTTACGCGCGAGGAAGGCGAGCGGGCGCAGATGTTCCCGTTGGACCTTAAGGCGAAGAACGCACAGATCGCCCAGACGCAGGCGCAGACCGGCCAGATGCTAGGAGCAAATGCCCAGGCAGAACGCATGGCAAGGCTTCAGCACGAATTGCAAGTGCGCCTGCTGTCCGCAAAGTCAGAAGTTGAACGTCAACAATTGAATGAGCGAGCACGGGCGCTCGGATTGGTGACGGATCAGCCTAGCCAATCGGTCGGGCCAGTAAATGGTTACATCAACAACGATCCGGCCCGACCGATGGGGTCTGAGCCACAAGCTACGCCTGCGCCGTCCCCACAGACAATCGCGCCTCAATCTGCAATTCCGTCCGATCCATACCAAGGGCTAGTCAATCCTGCCATCCCGCGCGCGCAATCTGAAGCTGAACGGCGGCAAAAAGCAGCGCAGGCGCTCGCGTTGGGAGACGAAAAAGGCGCGGTCAAAATCCTGAACAAAGACGACGATCCGAAGGAGTATCAGACGAAGGATGCGATCTGGGCCGAACGCATGGGGCGCGCTGAGATCATGATGCGCGGCAACATCGGCACGCCTGACAATCCCATTTACAATCCGGGACGCAAGGCCAATGCGTGGTGGCCGGACAGCGGGTTCGTAGCCAACATGACAAATTCAGAAGCGTTTAGAAATTATCAAGCCGGTGCGCGAGAGTGGATTGCAGCGCTTCTCCGTAAAGATACGGGCGCGGCGGTCACGAACACGGAATGGGAACTGTACTTCCCGACATACTTTCCGCAGCCGGGCGATAGCGCCGAAGTGCAAAGGCAAAAGCTGGAGCGCCGCGTGGCGGAGGCTAGAAAACTGCGCGCTTCGTCTGGCGGGTTCTTTGAGCGAATGGCACCCAACTTTGACGCTGAGATGGGCCAGCGCATGCGCGAGCAAGATGCGCGGCGTGGTGGTCGTCCTGCACCGCAAGGCGCTGTTCGCGTTACGTCACCCGATGAGGCGCGCAGGCTTCCTAGCGGGACACCAATTATTCTTCCCGATGGCACACAAGGGCGGGTTCCCTGATGGCTGATCCTTGGGCAGAATTTCGCACCCAACCGGCAGCGTCTGCAGATCCTTGGGCGGAGTTTCGCGTAGCGCCACAAGGCGGGCCTAGCGTCTTGTTGGATGTGGGCGAGCAGAGCGTGCGCGGGTTCAATCGCGGCCTAAACACGCTCATTTCAATTCCTGGAGAACTTTTGGGGGGAGCGGTCAACCTTGTTGCCCCAGGTCAAGGCGACCGGTTCAAGTTCAACAACAATCCGGTTTCCGAATTTCTGACAAGCCCCCAGGCGCAGCCGCAGACCACGGCAGGAAACTACGCTAATTCTGTGGGGCAAGCTATCGGCGCTTCAGCGCTCCCCATGATAGGCATGGCAGCAAAGGCGCAACAGGCAGCCGGACCGGTAGCACAGACGGCGATCGGCCAAGTCGGCCAGCGCATGGTTGATGCCTACCGCACAGCCCCAGGCGCTACCGTTGCGGGCGATGTGATTGCGAGCACTGGCGCAGGTGTCGGGCAGCAATTGGCCCGCGACATGGAAACAGGGCCGCTCGGCGAGTTTATCGGCGGCGTGGCTGGAGGCATCGCGCCGTTCGCCGTGGCTGCTGGCGGCGCGCGTGTTGCTGATGCCTACACCCGAAGCCCGCTGGTTGCTCGCTACAGAGCACAGCAGGCCGTTGACGCCGAAGGAAGGCCGCAATCCGCTGGTGCTGCCGTCAACCCGACGCTGGCCGCTGGTGAACCTCCGCCGCCGATCACGGGACCGGAGGCGGCAGCGTATCAGCATCTCGCAAACAAGCTCAGTTCTGCTGGCGTAAAGCCGGGCGAAATTGGCGCGCGCATTGAGCGATCAGATATTGACGCGATCGGCGGCTTGTCTCCCCTCGCTCTGGTCGATACTGATCCCAGCTTGCAACGGCTCGCAGGTTCGGTAGTCCGGCAGAACGTCGAGGCCGCAAACCGTGGGCAGAGGTTTGTTGCTGGGCGGCAGACCGGCATCACGCCCCTTGAAGGGATGCCCGAAAACAGCGGCATCCCGACGCGGCAGTTTATGGAGGCTCCGTCCCCCATCGATCCGCCGATGGGCATGTTCGAGCGGATGAAGACGAACGTCCGCTCGTTCCTTCGAGTCCCTGAGCGCTCGGCCTATCGCGTCGATCAGGACCTTATCGACGTTCAGAAAACCAAATCAGGCCCCGAGTATCAGGCGGCATACAAGGCGGCATCGGGCGTCAACATCGCGCCCGTGGTCGATAGCGTGCTGCAGAAGTGGACCGCACGTGCACAGGACCCTGAGCAGCTTCGCCCAATTGCGAAGGTCGTTCAGAGCGCGGTTGCCATCTTCAAGACGCCGGCGGGCACGGTGTCGAGCCTGAAGCGGTTCCAGGACGGCAAGGAACTGCTTGACGAGAAAATCGGCGCTTTGATGAAGTCGCCGGTAGGCCGAAACCGGCGGCTTGGCGGCGAACTCAACGCATTCAAGAACGAGTTGCTTGATGCTGTCGATGCGATTCAATTCGGCAACATCGGAGAGACCTACCGGAAAGCGCGGGACATCTACAGTTCGGCCGCGTCCATGCGGCGCGCGCTCGAAATGGGGCGCAGCGCGCTGAAGGAAGGCTCTGAGGTGTCGGCGGATGCATATCGCGGTTTGACGGCTGGAGAGCAGCAGATGTTCCGCATTGGCATTGCCGATGATCTGGAAAAGCAGATGGCACGGCAAAAACGCGGCAGCGACGTGACGCAGATTTTCCAGACGCCGCGCGTCCAAGAACTGCTTATGGAACTTGGCCCGCAAGACGCTGCCATGCGCCTGGGCCGGAACATCCAAACCGAAAACATGACAACCCGCACAAACAACGAGGTGTTCGGCAACTCTAAAACCCAGCAGCGAGCCGCAGACGACGAAGCCTTCAACCAAATGGACGATGCCATTGATCTCATCAGGTCTTCGAGGTCAGCCCGTGAAGCAGGGTTTAAGGTTCTGCAGACCGTGATTGAGAAGGTCGGCGGCTTCCGGGCGGACACGGCGACAGAGCTAGCCAAAAAGCTGTTCACGTCGGATCGAGCCCAGCTCGACGAAATTATCAAGAATATCGAGTCCCGTATGGGACCGGAACGGGCAAGCCACTTTAAGGCAATCATGGATCACTACGCCGGCCAACTGGCTCGGCAGAATGCAGCGACCGCGGCAACGGCAGCGCAGACACAGCAGGCCCAACAAGTCGCACAGCAACAACAGCAATCCCGTAGCGGCCAACGCCCCCCATCTGCGCAGATGGAATTGCCGATCCCGCCGACTCCGCAAGTGATGCCATACAATCAAAACTGGCCAAGAAGCCCGTACAGGGACACCCCGCCCGATCCAAAGCCCGCACCGTGGGATAAGCGCTGATGGCCGATCGTTACCTAGAGCAAGGCCCCGAAGCCAAACCCCGCAACTATCTTGCGGATATGGTGCGGGACTACGGCCTTTATGGCCTATCAGACAAGCTCAACTCTTCAACCTCTGGCGTTGGAATGCTTGTCGATGCCGTGGGTGGATTGGGTAACGCTCTGTTTGTCCAGCCTGCTCAATCGTTCAACCGGCTGATGTCGATGGGTTACGAGTCCGGCAATCCTCAAAGTGCAGAGGATGCATTCAACGTGGCTGGTGCTGCCATGGTGGGGGGATTGGCTGCGCCGAGGCCAAGGGGCTCTATCGGCATGAGCGGCAGGCCAGAAGGTGCAGCACTCAACGCGTCGGGGGAAAAGCAGAGACTCTACCACGGCAGCCAAAATCGGTTTGACCCGGCAGCTATAGAACCACGTCAAGGCGCACACGATACAAAACAAGTTTGGCTAACGCCGCAGAGAGAGTATGCCGAAACTTACGGTAACGTCAGACAGTACGACGCCGACTTAGGCAGGCAGTTGGTTGCTGACAAGAATGTCATGAATACCGCGATTAGCGAATTGCAGCAATTGTATCCAAACCTGCGCTATTCACTGATGGGTGACGGCCCAATGCCATTTCATGGTGATGCCGTTACTCACGTTTTGAATAAAGCACAGCGCGAAGGGTATGATAGTGTTCGCTTCCCTCAACTTCAGGCCGACAACGGTGCTGTTAACGTACCGAATGGGCTGCACGATCAAATTGCTGTATTTGATACGTCTCGGCTCAAACCTTTTTTAGATGACGGTTCTGGGGGCGGCGTATTCGCCAACGGCGGCCGTCCTGGCGCTGCCGTGGGGGCGGCTGCGAATGCCGCTGCTGAACGTCCCGGCATCAGAGCCTATCACGGTTCCCCGCACGATTTCGACCGTTTCGACATGAGCAAGATCGGAACAGGAGAGGGAGCGCAGGCGTATGGCCATGGGCTGTATTTTGCTGAAAATGAAGGGGTGGCCCGAAGCTACAGAAATGATCTAAGCGGACCATCTTACTACAAAGGACGTCAAATATCGGAAGATCCGTTAGACTCACCAGCGGCATTCATCGCTAACAAAATTAAACAAGGCAAGACATTCGACGAAGCATTCAAAATGGCTCAAAGAGATTTTGACTCAGCACTTAACAAATATAGGAATACAGAAAAAGATTTTAAACACCCCGGTCATATGTACGAGGTCCGCATCAACGCCTCCCCTGACGACTTCTTGGACTGGGACAAGCCGCTAAGCCAGCAGAGTGAGAAGGTCAGGGGCGCGCTTAGGCAGTACGGAATTCGCGACGGCTATCAGGTTTTGACCAACAAGGGGCGATCAGAAATCTTTCCGACGCTTGATGAAGCGGCGGCGGCAGGGCCGCGCCTCGGCAGCACGGGCATCGCAAAGACCGACCCACTTGGTTCAAATATCCTCAAAAGCAGGCAATTGGTCCCAGGTGAATACGCGGACAAGGCCGCCGCTACTGCGCGCCTTCGCGAAGCAGGCATCCCCGGCATCAAGTACCTAGACCAAGGCTCTCGCACTCAAGGTGAGGGAAGCCGCAACTACGTCGTGTTTGACGACAACTTGATTGAGATCCTTCGCAAGTACGGCCTGCTCGGCATGATCGGCGGCGGCGCTGTCGCTGGCGGCCTCCAATCCGATCAGAACAAGCAAACAGACTGGGCGCGCAAGATGCAGCCCGGCGACGCCTGAACCTACATCCACCCTTGTTCCGCGTACCCTTCTGAGGGACACGCTACCCCATGCCTCAAGATGCCGGTTTTATCTTCGCGCCAGCTCAAAAGCTGACGACGGACAGCCTTGCTGCGCTCGGCGGCGGATACGTTGAGGTCTACGAAGCTGGAACCTCCACGCCCAAGGCCGTCTATTCCGACAAGGCGCTGACCGTCTCGCTCGGGAGCACAGTGTACCTTGATTCGTCGGGTGCGCCTGTATCTGGCTCGGGATCGTCCACGAAGGTGACGGTCTACACCGGCGCGGCTGCGGTCAAGCTGATTGTGAAGACCAGCGCAGGTGTCACGGTCCAGACCATTGATAACCTGCAGTGTGCTCAAGACACGTCGCTGTTCGGCACCGACACTGGCACCGCGTCGTTCGACGTTACGACGTTGACATCACCCACTACGCTCAACAGCACACACGACGGCAATTTGCTGCAGTGCGATTCCACTGGCGGCACGTTCACAGTGACGCTGACATCCGCCGTCACGCTCGGCAACGGCTGGTGGTGCACACTTCGTCACGACGGAACGGCCAATCAAGTTCGCATTGATACCGTTTCCAGCCAAACCATTGAGCTTCCAGGCGGGTCAACAACGACCTCATTTGCTCTCACTCAAATGGGGCAGACGGCCACCATCGTGTGCAATGGGGCTGGCTTTGTGGTCAAAGACTACAGCCCGCCGTTCATCAGCTCGACAAACGTTATTTTTTCGGTCACGTCGCGTCTGACAGCGCCACCGACCTCCCCAACTCCAGGCGCGCGATATATTATTTCTGGAACTCCAACCGGCGCATGGGCCTCATACGCCCAACACGACGTTGTTGAATCAAATGGGAACGGCGGTTGGATCAAGTGGACTCCGCCCACCAACTGCGGATGGGTCGCCTACATTACAGGCGAGACGTTACTTACTCAGTACAGGTCCAGCGCCTGGACCGATATGTCCAATATCACGGCGCCGGCGCAGGCTTATCAGCGTCACGCCAAATGGTCATTCAGCGCCGCAGCCAACACGAACGGCGGCAGCGCGACGACTGGCGCGTGGACTGACGCGCCTCTCAACACCGAGGTCATCAACCGGATCACGACAGCGCTCGGCGCCAGTTCGAATGCGTCGCTGGCGTCAAACGTCGTTACGCTTCCAACTGGTCGCTATCGCGTTCAGGCGGTGATGAATTTCCGGCAGACAAACGCTTCGCGCTGCCGGTGGATTTCGACCGTTGATAGCGCAAAGGTCTTTTATTCCAATTCGGGAACGGCCGATCAGGCGGGCGCTGAGCAGACCAATCTTGTCATCAACGACGAGTTCGCTGTCACTGATGCGACCGAGACCTTTAAGTTGCAATACTGGGTGCAGACCAACCCCGGAACACAAGCACTTGGCGCGGCGTCAAACCTTGGGTCTGTCAACGAAACCCACCGTTGGGTGCAAATTATCGACGTGGCCCAGACGCAAGGTCCTCAAGGACAGCAGGGCGTTCAGGGGAATGCCGGTGCTGATGGTGCGGACGCAGGGTTTAAGTACACGTTTGACAGTGGCACGTCTGGAACTGGCATTAGCTCTGGAAACATTCGGTTCAACAACGCTTCGCTTGGCAGCGTAACCCAAATCTTTATACACAAGAGCGACGCGGACACAAATTCGCTCGGCAATGAAATTGCAACTTGGGACGATTCAACTTCAAGCACGCGCGCTAAGATCAAGGTTGGCAATGCGTCCGGCGTACTTGTCGCTGACATCACCGGCGCGCTGACGGACAACACGACATATTACACAATACCCGTAACGGTTCGCGCTAGCCGTGGCTCGATCACGGGAACCGTGCGCGTTGCAGAGGCGAACGCTGGCGACAAAGGCGACACGGGCATACCTGGTTCCGCCGCTACTATCGCGGTTGGAACCGTCACGACAGGAGCGGCGGGGTCAAGCGCCAGCGTAACAAACGCAGGTTCTTCCAGCGCAGCCACGTTCAATTTTACAATTCCGCGTGGTGACACCGGCGCAACAGGCCCGAACACCGGCCTTGATTATGTGTGGGATACCGGAACGACCGATGCCA